GTCCAGGGAACATCCTTCTCATATATGAAATCTTGGTATCAGGGTCAAGGGGATTCTTTTTCTTATCTTGACTTCTTGATGGGTAGATTACATAATCACCACCATCTGCCTGCGATGCTGCAGCAGCAGTATCCATAAGTTGCTGGTGCCCAATCGTAGGGGGATTGAAACGACCAAAGGCAATTGTGAGAGTGCCCTTGGTCTTCTCTACTGGGGGTGGAGTGGCAACAGGTTGCTGGGGTTCTTGTGCTGCTGGTTGCTGCTCTGGGGCAGGTGCTTGCTGCTGAACCGGTTCTTGCTGGGCAGGTGCCGCATCAGTCCCCTGAGAGAGATTCTTTTCCTTTTCAGTCTGTGCTGGGTCTTGCTGACCAACTTTTTGACGCTTATTATAAAACTTAAGAGTTCCCTTCTCAGTCTTTGCTACGAACTCCCCACTGGTTTTATCATACCATCCACCATGACCATCACCAACAAGTCCCAGACGGGATGCCTGCTGTGATGCGGTTCCTGCTTCGATTAAAAACTGGAAAAAACTTTTCATTACTTATTTCTTTGATTCCTACAAATTTCAGAAGTTATTGCCTTTTCATTAGCAACAATGTATCTTATAGCACTTTGTCTAATCTTTATATATTTATTCTTTATAGATTCCTGCTTGGTTGAGTTAATCTTATTATCTATTGTAAAGTAGACATAAGAAACAAAATCCTTAAAGTCACCTTTTTTAAAATTTTGTATTAGATTTTTTATGTATGAATTAATCATATTAGAAACATTCCAGGTTGTGCTTCTAGATAATTTCTTGGATAAAATCTATAGATTTTTTTAGCAGCAGAAATTCCACTTGCGACTTCCATTTTATACCGTATTTGCATAACCAAATTACTACTCCCTGTTAATTTCCTACCATCAGAAGTTGCAAGATATATTGATATTTTTGGATCACCAGATGCATTAATTTCAGCAATATATCTATTACCAACCAATACATTTCTAAATTCTCTATTAGCAACTCTCGTTTTTACAAGTGAACCATTTACAAATTTTACAAGTTCAGTATTAATATTTCTAGACAAACCAAAAATAATATAATCAGCAAATTTTGTTTTTATTCCTGTCTGTTCTTCAGAATTAAGACCCTCATTTAATTGCTGTGCTGCATACTTATACACAAGACGAGCACCTTTTTTTAATTGCTCACCACCGCCAGTTGATTTTGCCTCATCACGAGAAGAATATTTTTTAGTATAAACTTCAATATCAAAAAAATTATCGATGAATTTTTGATATTGTTCAGAAACAGGGGAAACATCCAGCCCCATTTCACCAAATATATTTAAAAATTTATCAAACCCCTGACCAGAAACTTGATGAAATTGTTCTCCACCAGATACCTTTAATGAATAATCAATATTACGAAATCTTCTATCAGGATTAGTTGGAGAATTTACCTCAATCTTAACATCGGCTTTTGTTCCTTTTTGATCTTCGGTTCCAGCAGCAGAAATTCTAATAATATCCTGACGTTCGTTAATTGAAAGACCCCTTGCCTGGGCATTTAAACGACTATGGGAATTTGCAAACAACAAAGCGCCATTACGCAAATCCGAAACTTTACTCCAATTACCTCTAATAGATAAAAAATCTTGGGCTCTCTTGGGAACCGATACGGTTACAGATACATTATCAATTACAGCACTTCCAACATCATTTACATTTTTAACATATCCACCTTTCATCATTTCCGTCAAAATACCTTCCACATCACTAATAGTTACTGCTGGAAGTATTTTGGCGCTTTTAGTTTTTGCCCTTTTTACAAATCTAGCAGCAACTGCGGCGGCAAAAAACACTTCAAATAAATCACCTCTATTTGCTTCTATCTTTTCTGCCATAAGACTTTTTTAAATATTTAGTGCCCAAGAGAGGACTCGAACCTCCACACCTTACGATATATGCTCCTAAGGCATACGTGGCTACCATTACACCACTTGGGCATATGGAAAATATCGGACTCGAACCGATGACTTCATCCTTGCAAAGGATGCGCTACTACCAACTGAGCTAATTCCCCGAGAACCCCGAAGGGTCATTTATTTATTCTACAATAGCACCAATCTTTTCGTCAAGGTCTACGATAACCAAACGAATATCAGTAATACGAGGAGGAACAGAACCCTCATCGTAAGTATACCCCTTTTGATGCTCAAAAAGAAGTTGACGAACTGCCGCAGCAGAACGAACATCCATTTTAATAATTACTTGCTTTTCTTTACTCACAGGTCTCCCTCAACACGATTTTCAGATTTATAGACGGAAAAACTACCCTCTGGATAACGAGCACTCAGTTTCTCATAGTTCATTTGAAGAACCTCATCGAAGTTGGTATTCAAAGCCATACATGCTTGGGCAAGATACCAGCACAGGTCTCCAAGTTCCCGCTTCATATGAAAGACGTTCTCTTCATTATAGGGTTTGCCCTGAAGAAAAATCTTTTTCACTACTTCAGTAAATTCACCTGCTTCGGCACTCATACCAAATGCAGCAGTCATTAGACGAGAAACATCTGCACCTTGTGCTTGCAGTTCGGTCAAACGTTCGACAAGTTTTGGATATTCACTACTTGCTGGACTGGTGGTTTGACGAACAAATTCAATATACTTATTAGAATCAATAGTTGCCATATTTAAAATTTAAATCCTTCGAATGATTTTTTAGGTTTGTTTTCTTCATAAGTATACTCCTCTTCTTGTCCGCTGTCAAGTATGTCTTTTTGTGCTGATTGCTCTACATCATAAAGTCTCATCTTGGCACGGTCAATACCAACAACAAAACGTTTGAATACTGTTGGGTCATTATAACGATTCTTCAATTGTTTCACAAGTATCTGACCTAACCCCTCCAACTCTTCAGTACTAATAAGGGCAAACATAAGATCAGCAGTAGCAGGGAGACCAAAGGACTCAGAAGTATCAGTAAGTTCAACATCAGAGTTGCCATAACCACTACGAGTAGTCTGGGTAGCGGAAACAATCGGAACATTAAACTCAACTGCGAGTCCCCGAAGTTCTTCTGCAATTGATTTGATATATGAATAAGAATTGACAGAGCTATTTGCCTTGTGCCTAGAGGAAGCACAAATATTAAGGTAGTCAATGAAAATAATATCAGGTCTAAATGATTTCTTAAGAGCAAGTTCATTTAACAGTGCCTTGAAATGTCCAGAGTGTGCCGAAGCAGTCGGATACTCCTTAATTATAAGAGTTCCTTGAGTCTTCTTTGACAGACTTGTTACTTTGTTTTCAAATGTTGAACGTGGGAGATCAACCAATTGCTGAATCGGGACATTGAGAAGGTTTGCATCAATTCTTTCTGCAATTCGCTCCTCCGCCATCTCAAGAGTGATGTAGAGTACGTTCCTGCCTTGTAGCAGCGCGGAACTAGCAACATGGCACATGAAGAGGGACTTACCGACCCCCGTACCAGCGAGAGCAATATTGAGAGTCTTATTAGGGAGACCACCTTTTGTGATTTTGTTGAAATATTCCAGATCAAACTCAATTTTATCTTCTTTTCTGTGGTAGAAATCATAACGCTCCTCATAATTCTGAAGATAGTCGTGTCCGATGTTATTATCAAAAGATACTGCTAGGGCATCGGAAAGAATGCTGGGAATTGCATCCCTATTCTTCTTCCCATCATTACCATCGGCAATATGAATTGATTCCATCAGAGCAAGATAAATTGCTCGGTCACGACACCACTTCTCAGTAGTATCTAGCAACCATTGCTTCTCCACTACTAAATCATTCAGTGTTTCACACACCTCACGAATATCTTTAACATCAGTCTCGGTTAAATCAGTACGATTCTCAATCTCAATACCAAGTGCTTCTTTAGTAATAGCAGAGTTGTACTTGACAATAAACTGAACGATTTCCTCAAAGACTACTCTTTCAGACCTTTGCTCAAAATATTCGGGTTGTATAAAAGGTATAACTTTTCTAGAGTAGTCTTCATTGTAGACAAGATTTCGGAGAATTGTATGCTCAAGTCGTTCCATTATTTAAATTAAAGATTTCGTTTATGATGTGGTACGTCAAATACAAAAGTAATTCTAACGTTGTCTCCAATATTCACTGCCTTGTGTGGAAGTTTATTATTAAACCAAAAGAGTGTCCCTGGTTCAACAATCACTGTTTCCTCACCAACAGTATACTCGTATTTTCCCTGAATGGAAAGATGATATCTATCTTTTGTAAGGTAGTAAGTTCCTTCGTCAATATGAGAACCTACAATCTCACCAACAGGAAGTGCTAGAAAACCACAACGACGAAGTTTCTTAAAATACTTTCCCAAGTAATTAAGAATCTCCGTGTGTTTTTCATATGCTGGAGTTTGAATACAAATTTCAGTATTACCAACATACTGATCTTCTGTTTCGACTCCACCCATTATAAGTTGTAGAACATCCACAGTTACAGTGTATTCTGTAGGGTCCAATTGTTCAGAGTCTTGAAGATTCTTTTGAGAACCCCAATCCTCTGGATATTGTTTGAGTTGTTCTAGTATCTTGGATACATCAACACCAGTTTGTATGATTCTGATGTTTTTCATACACCATAACTAAACTCACCTTTAGCAATTACATCAAGTTTTTGCATTACCTCTTCAGTAAAGTATTCTTCAGGATTTGCTAGGATTTGTTTTGCATAGATTTTTTTACCATCCATTTCATAACGTCCAGCAACGTTCTTCCACATTCCCCCAGTTTCACCAAGTTCAAGAAGACCATAGTACTTGTCCAATCCACGTTCATCATAATAAAGACGAACTTCTACTTGTTGATTTTCCTTACTTAAACGTGATTTAGCAGTCTTACATTTGATAATGTTACCAATCACTTCAGTTCCATCTTTTTCTTTTTTCTTTGAGAGATGAATAATTGTAGAAGCAGCATACTTAAGACCACTACCACCACCCATTTCCTTGGTAGGAACATAGGCACCGATTACATCGTAGGTATGATTCGTTACAATCATTGGAATGTTTGCTTGACCCAGTTTCAGAGTAAGCATTCTAAATGCACCCTTGATGAGTTGGGATTTGGTCATGTCCCGAACCTCTTTATCATTCAGAGCATCATTAATCTCCTTACTGGTAGAAAGCATTCCCAGAGAGTCTAGCACAAACATACAAGGATTGCGTTCTCCTTCAGGTTTCTTTAGGTAAAGATCAACTGCCTTCAGTGCCTTACCACGAAACTCTTCAACTGTAACAACATTGACCACCACGACTCTAGTTGTGTCGATGCCTCTGCTCTCCAGTAAGGATCTGGTGATTGCAGCTTCAGTATCAAAATACAGGCAGTATCCAGTAGGATTATTATCAAGAAAATTCTTGACCACAGCCAAACTGAAGAAAGTTTTTCCTGTAGAACTTTCACCTGCGATTGCAGTGATTTTGTTACCAGATACGCCACCAAAGATACTCCCAGATACAAGAGCATTAAATATGTACGAACCCGTGTCCACATAAGTTTCAGTTTCGTCAATGTCTGATGCCAGTTGTGTGTATTCTCCACCAATCTCTTTTACAATGTCTTTTAAGAAGTCCATCAAATTACCATCCCGTATTGTTCACGAAGTATTTTTTTATAAGGCAAACCTTGTTCTTTAAGTTCTCTAACCAATTTAAGTTTATGATAAAGGGCACCATCGCCACCAAATCCAAGTGCTTTCACAATTGTATCTAGTTCTTTGTCGTTAATAGGTAAATCCATCAAGAGAAAAATAGTTCAAGGTTTACAGTTTTTTCTACGTTCCACCCAATTGCATCTAGGATTGCTTTGAGTGGTTCTACAAAACTCTTTTCAAATTGTAGTTCATAATCAATGTATTTGTCAAGACCGAGTTCTGTAGGAAAGTCTTGAATAAAGGAGATAATATTCTCTTGAATAATATTTGGTTTTTTCAGATAGATAAACTTAATCTTCTCACCATTACCAATAAGTGAATATTTATTAGTCAAGTTCTTCTCCTTAATATAGTGATTAAAAAGAAGTGCTCCACGAACATGAATAGGAGTTCCCTTCATATAAATGTCGGAATGAGAACGGTACTTGCGAACATCAGAAGCAGTTCTTGGGAAAGCAATCTGTTCGGGGGGAAGTTGCTTAAACTTGGTGCGGCAATTATCAATATAATCAATAACTTCCTCTTCAGTTCCACTCATCATAATCTTCAGACCATCCTTAATCATCTGGCGGCAAGGTGCAGGAGTAGAAGATTTGACTGCCTCAATGCCCATCATTTTAAGTTTAGGTTGCTCATAACGAACACCTTCACTATCCCAGACATTCAGAATATAACGCTTCTTAGCAGTCCAGATACCACGGTCGGCAATATTCTCCCGCTTCATCTGCATCTTCTGGTCGTAGGCATTCACATAGTCCGCCAGTTCTTGGTAGCAACCTTCAATATGTTTTTCAAGTTCCACCTGAGCGACCTTATCAAGGAACGAGACAACGCTTTCAGTAGTTTTCTCTCTTCCCTTGTATACAGTTTCAACCAAAGGACCCATATTAAGATAAATGGAATCGGTATCAGAAGCAATAACATAATCAATATCTTCAGTTTTAAGAATTTTGTTTAAGTACTTGTTAATTTTTTCTTCAATCCAACGAATTGAAACTTGCCCAGAAAGAGTGATTGCCTCCGCATTTGCTAGTTTAAAATAACGGAAGTACTGATTACCAATAGCACCATAAGCACTATTAAGTTGAATCTTCCTTGCCATCTGGATGTTGTTACATCTTGCAATCTCCTTTTCAAGTGCTTTTGTCTTTTTCTTTTCATATTCCTGTTTTGCCGCAATCATTTTCTTCTTATAGATGGTGCGATCTTTATAGATCTTTTCCATCAGTTCTGGAAGAAATCCACGAACATCTTTACGAAACATTGCACCATTAGCACATACAGCATACTCCTTATAAGGTTCAAAATCAATTTCTCGATTCAAAATCTTATCCACAGTTACAGAGGGGTGTCTTTGTTCCATCAAAGTTTCTGGTGAAATATTGTATTGCATAATCAGGTGAGGATACAGTGAGTTAAGGTCAAAGTTCACTACCCAATCATACACACCAGGAATAGGTTCCTTTACATAAGCACCAGCATACTTGGAATCTTTATCAGTTCTTTCCTTTGGAGGAATTACAATATCCTGACTCTTAAGATAGTTGTAGATAATCGTATCCCACATACGAACCTGAAAAAATACATCTGCATAATTCACTTTGGCGTCATATGCCATCGTAAGTGCAAGTTCAATGAGTTTCATCTTGTCTTCCAATCGGTCAACAAGTTCCACGTCAACGATGTTGTATTCTACAAACTTCTGCCAACCTTTGGTATAAAAGTCTTTGAATGTATCAAACTCGGAGTGATCAAGTTTTTGTTGTTGCAATTCCACACTTGCGATATGGTCAAGGCGATAAGATTCCTGATTTGTATAAGTAAATTTCTTATACAACTCCAGATAATCCAGTTGAGTTACTCCACCAATATCATAAACAATCTGTTTACGACCAGCAATGAATACTTCAGATTCCGTTACAAGTCCCCAAGGAGACAAACGTTTCATTAACTTTTCACCCAAAATTCTATCCATACGACGAGCAATGTATGGCATATCATATAACTGATTATTCCACCCAGTCACAATCTCTGGTGTATTATTCATCCACCAGTGAATAAAGTCGTTGAGCATATCATATTCAGTAGAGAACTGACGATACTCAACATTCTTTTGATTATTCTGAAAAGGACCAACACCCCAGGTTGTGATTTTCTTTGTATTATAATCCTGAATTGTAACCAGAAGCATTTCCTCGGCAGCACTTGCCACATCAGGGAATCCATTTTCGGATGCAACCTCAATGTCAATGGTTACAAGTTTGATTTTAGAAATATCAAATTTGATTTGCTCTTCTGGATAGTTATCAGAGATATATTGATAGATGTATCTGTCGTTTCCGTAAATCTTGAAACTCTCAACACCATCATATTTTTTAATAAACTCACGACAATCACGTACAGAACCAGGTTGAATTGGTTCCACACATTCACCGTTCAGTGTCTTATATTTTGTTTGTTTTTTAGAAGGGACAAAAAGAGTCGGAGAAAACTTCTCGCGGACCATGAAACTGTTTCCATTTTCATAACCACGGACCAAGAAGTGATCCCCGACCATCTGAACGTTTGTATAAAATCTCATTAGGCAGTTAGTTCAAGATACTTTTCAATAATTTCAGGAGTTGGTTCTGCAATTGTAAGAATACTATCAGAATGAATCATCAATTCTGTTTGGTTAGTAACCTCTGGCCAACGTCGGAGGTCATCTTCACCAAAAAACTGATAAGGATTAATCAGTTTACAAT